GACCGGTTAGACCAGTATCACCTTGTGGACCTTGAGGACCGGTTAGACCAGTATCGCCTTGCGGACCGGTTAGACCAGTATCACCTTGTGGACCTTGCGGACCTTGTGGACCTTGTGGACCGGTTAGACCAGTATCACCCTTAAGACCTTGTGGACCGGTTAGACCAGTATCACCCTTAAGACCTTGAGGGCCGGTTAGACCAGTTAAACCAGTTAAACCAGTGTCGCCTTGTGGACCTTGTGGACCTTGTGGACCTTGTGGACCTTGAGGGCCGGTTAGACCAGTATCACCCTTAAGCCCTTGAGGACCGGTTAGACCAGTATCACCCTTAAGACCTTGAGGGCCGGTTAGACCAGTATCACCTTGAGGACCTTGTGGGCCGGTTAGACCAGTATCACCCTTAAGACCCTGAAGACCCGTAGCACCCGTAGCACCCGTAGCACCCGTAGCACCCGTTAGTCCTTTTGGGCCAGGAATACCAGTTTCAATTGTTGTAATCGTAGATTCTGAAACTTCAACTGTAGCGATAATTGTTTCTGCTACTTCAATAATTGCATCTTCATTACTCATCGCGTGACATCCATCTCAAAAGCTATATCGCCTCTTACCCACGTTCTAACAACACCATTTTGGATTGCTTCGATATCAAATACGCCTTTAGATGTTATTTGAGATGTGATGCTTGAGGGAATATGTACAATTATTCTACCAACGTTTGCCTGGGAACTATCGATTGTTAGTTGGAAAAATGTTTCAGACTTAGCATACGGACGCCATTGCGAAGCCCAAGAAGTCCAACCATCAGTTACTAGATTCAAAGGCAGACCCGTTGTTTTGCTTGTAAAAACACAAGAAAAAGCCCAGTCATCACCCTTGTAAATAGGAGATAGCATTTTTGTAACATTGATTGGAACTGTCATTTTTTCTCCTTTAATTAACTACCATAAATACTTGCAAGTGTTACTCCTGCAGCCGCCACAAGCACCAATCCTGCAACTTCTCGGCCTTTAAGCTTATTAGCTTCTACCCAGTTTTGGTCTCGCGTTTTTTTAGCTTCATAGATTGCTGCTTTGGAGGCGCCGCTTTTTTTAAGTTCTCTAATTTTTAGATCATCTTTAGTTCTATTAAGACGATTTCCTTTTGGCCCAATTAGTAGGTTTGGAGCCAGTGCTTGTTTTCTTGCCGCGTCTATACTTTGAGATCTAGCACTTGGGGTTCTATTGCTTCTTCGCCCCCATTTCATTCCCATTTTTCCATAATGGGCTAGAAATTCTTCTGCTTCATCATGTGTCATTTTTTTGCTCCTTACTCGAAAGCATCTTTGTTTAGTTTATAAGCGACATATGCATCCATCATAGCAGATACGTTATCGATTTTTTGGTCTTGTCTTTTTTTTAGCAGTTTTCTATTACCATTTGTATCTTCTAGCGTTATAGCATTACCCATGGCAAAAGACATTAGTGCTTGGTCAAATATCAACATACGTTCGCCAGATAACGCTTTAAGTTCGCCCAAAGGTACAGATTCGGTCTTAGCACCTTGAATGACTTTCTCAATACCAAATGGTCCATTTTCGCCTTCCCAGCGATTAATAAATTCTTTAGCATTATAAGGGTCAAATCCAAAAGATCTTACATCATATTCATTATCGGTTATAAATTTTTCAAGATCCTCATAGACTTCCATCATATCAAGAACTGTACATTCAAGAACCTGTAGACTTCCTTCTCTTAAGAATTCATCATACTTAATACGCATAGCCCCAGGTAGTTTCATTAAAGTTAAAGAACTTATATAACTACGCGTTTTTATTCCGAATGAACCATCAGGTAGAGGAAACATAAATGTGAAAGCACAAAAGTCATCTCCTTGTGAAAGGTCAGCACCAAGTGAACACGGCATACTCCAAAATTCTCTTTTTCTATGAGGAATGGTTTCATCATAGGTAAAGAAATAGGTATACCCTTCCATTGGAATACCAAAACGTTTAGCCAGAATATCGTTTCTAGATGCAGGTGCTTTTTCAGCACGTTCTACGTCGAGATGATAGGTTTCATAACTTACTGTTTTTCCTAAATTAGGATTAGCCTTCAACCATGTCGATGGATCTGAAACTTCTTCAAGTTCGTCAAGTCGATAATAAAAGATTGAGACGTGAGGGTTAATATAGTCGCCCTTAAGAATGTCCATTAGTTCCATTTTGATAGTATCTCCAGAACCGTTTCGCACAGTTCCTTCCGAACTCATAGCAACAATTAAATAGTCATCAAGTTTAGATGCACCCTGTTCAATAGCTCCAACAACGTCTTCTCTGATGTCTCCAGACAACCATTCATCAATTGTTGAAAAGAATGGTCTAAGACCTTGAAGTTTATTAATAGACATTGGACGAATTTCAAGAAGCGAACCTGTAAGAAAGTTTTCAATACCCTTTTTAGTAGATGCTAATTTAAGTCTGTTTGCTTTCGATCCAGTTGTGTTCTGTAAAGAACCCTCTGTTAGAAATTTGAACAATGGTCCACGTGCACGGGTAATTGCTGTTCTAAATGGAGACATAACTTCTTCAGCCTGTTTCATAGTTGGTGCAGTTGTTATCTGATGGGTAGTGGCAGTGTTTACATTTAAAAAGTAACTTTGTAGGGCCATTGCATACATTGATTTTGCAGCACCACGTGCAACAATAAGGTACTGCTTACTCACTAGTCTTTTTTGTATCATTTTTCGGACATAGTGTCCTCCATGATTATCAGAAGAAGGTTCATAAACACTTCTTTCAACAAAGTAAAACCAACTAAGAGCAGCTTCAGCCCATAGTCTAAAACTATCGAGTAGATACAAATCTCCACCATCAGTTAGTGTTAATTCGTTTTCACAATATTTTATAAAACCATCGATTGCTGTTTCGTCGTAGTAAAAATTTGGATTAGCAATCAAGTCGTCAATTCGGTTCATTTCCATAGCAATTTCCTTGCATACTGGAATTTCTCCACGAAGCACTGCCTCGCGGAATTCTCCATAATATTTAGGCGTTGCTGTATTTGAAAGACTCATTTGCTAACCCTCCTTTCTATCTTGTTACTCGTTTAATTGTTCGTTTTACTTCTGATTCAATAGATCGACCAAGTGCGCTATTTCTAAACGCTAGAACACTATTAATAGTTGTACCTAGAGCTAGAACACCAACAACTATTTTTTGGCCCTTTGATATACCTTTAGGGTTAAGTTCTCTATACTGTCGTTCAAGTTGCATTCGACCAATTGCTTGTTTCAGTTCAGAATCAGAAAGATGATGCGCACCCTTTTTACGTAAAACACTAACAGCTACATTTTCAGCTGATCTATTATTTCTACGACCCCATTTCATACCCAATTTACCATAGTGAGCAAGAAAATCTTCAGTTTTATTATTCATTAAATTATCTCCTCAGCTTGTGTTTTTAGACGCCATTCATATTCGACACACATTTTTTGTAGTGCATCGATTCCAAATGATGTAGTTGGTGGATCAAAAGCTAGTTTAACTTTTGCCCAAATATAAGTTTTTACAGACTCGATAGCTGTATTGGTACCAGTAAAATCTGTCCAAATAGCAGTAAAATCTGTAATTGAAAAAGGTTGTGCTGGACCTACGCCAAGTTGGTGTAGTGTAGAAAATGTTGAGTTAATGTGCATTATAATATCGGTATCAAATACCTCATATTCAGTCGCAATACCTAGCGTTTTTTTAACACTATCAAGAATACTAGCTGTCATTTTTTACCATACGCTTTCTCAGGATCAATCAGTACACCTTTAGCATTCATTATACTAAAGTGAAGGTGCGGACCTGTTGAGTTTCCAGTATTTCCAGAAAGACCTATTAAATCGCCTTGCTTAACTTTTTGATTTAGTTTAATCTTGAATTTACTAAGGTGTAGGTAGTATGACATGGTTCCATCTGGATGTAATAGTTTAATGTTTTTACCATTTGATGGAAGAACGTTAACTCTTACAGCTATACCATCTTTAGACGCAGTGACTTTAGTTCCAATAGGACATGGATAATCAGTGCCTGGAAGACCCGATGGTGGTTTTCTTTTTTTGTGATCTGTATACGTTGCACTAATATACTTAGATGCAATTGGGCGAATGAAATACATTTTGTCTCCTTAAATTCTACCAAAGTTTTGTGTCGTTGTATTTTCTTTCTACAAACGGTAAAGCTAATAAAGTTTTATCGCCATAATGTATAGCGTTATGTGTTTTATGCGTTGTAGATATTAGAAACTCTGGATTTAGAATATCTTCTTCACCGTGTATAAGGTCATTTACCGACATGGGATTCATGTGATGAATGATAATTTTATCAAATATCTCATAACCTGCCATAGCTAAATCTAAACCTAAGTCTCTTGCTATTACGTGATTTCTAATGTTTTTCCATTGCGTTGATCTATAAAATTGTTGATTCATATATCGATCAAAACCAAAAGTTTCTTTACCAACAGACCCATTTAATCTTAAATATTCGTATCTTTCTTCAAATGAGTTTAGTCTTACTAGTTTAGAATATGATCTAATCATCAAGTTCTTCCTCGTCTACAACAGTGCCTTGATAGCCACGCATAGCATCGAGTGCATTTGCATATAGTTCTTCGACGCGTTTTGAAGACTCGATAGTATCCGTTCTAGCTTTAAGAAGTTGTTTCTCTAGTACTAGTTTTTCTTTTTCAATCTGTTCTCTAGTTGTAGCGAGCTTTAAATAATGCGTGATTACCTGTGACGAGGCCGATCCATCAAGAAGTTGTTTCTCAGCAAGATCAAAAGCAAGCGATATCATTTGATTTTCTCTAGCCTCTGGTGTAGTGGCTGGAGGACGTCTCTTTTTTTCCGGTTCTTGCTTCTTGCGAGCGGCAGACATGGTAATCACCTCCTAGTTAAAAATTATAAAATGGGAACGTAAGTGTTATTCGCTGCAACAAAGTTGTCTTACGCGTCTTGAAAGGAGCTAGGTAGATGAACACCTAGAATTGTAACACTTACGTTCCCTGCTAAACGTCTTGGTTAGAGTAAAGTCATATTATTGACTTCGCCATTTTTGTGCATAAACACAATGGCACCTCGTTTAGCTTCATCTCCAGTTTTGGCTTTCCACCAGTTACTAGAGACTTCAAATGGTGCGCCACAAATAACCCATCGGGTTTTTCGAGTTCTAACACCGTGTTCATGTTCATGGCCATGTAGCAATATTTGTGCCGCTCCTGCTGGTTGCTGATTAAGAGCTTGCCCAGAGAGCCAGTCCATTGACTTGCCACGTGTCCATTGATTTCCATGTATAATAGCAATTATGCTACTACCAATTTTTCGCACAATATGGTCTTTGTCTTTCTTAGGTACAAAAATACTGACATGACCATATCTTTCTTCATTAGTTCGTAGTGCTTCATTTACAGCAATAGCACTCTCAGTAGCGTAACCATCATCTGGTCTTGTTTCCACACCATTGTATTTACTACTAGCTGTATCGTGATTACCGTTTACAACGTCTACTTCTAGTTTTGATACGCCAGCATTAACGAATGAATCAATGGCATACCTAAGTACCCATCTAAACAAACGAAGTTGTTCTGTAAGTGTCAAAGATTGTCTCCATGTTAAGCGACCGCCTTGACTCGTAGAAAAGCCTTCGATGCAATCGCCTGCGAATGACATCTGAACTTCTGGCTTTCCATTTTCTTTCCAGTAAACTAACAATTTATCAATACTATCTACAAATTTATCAATTGTTTTTTGAACACCAAGACCCTCGCCTTCGTCATCGATTTTTCCAAGTTGTAAATCAGCAAACAATATAGACATTGTCTGGTCTTTGTTTTTAGGAAGGATTTTTCTCGATGGATTGCGTTTATTAAATGCTGTAATTAGTTCGTTAAGATCAATGTAGCCGTTAATGGGCTCAACTGCAAACTTATACCAAAAGGTTGGTTTAGTTACAGCATCTTCGCCTTGTTTTTTTCTAGTCCATCCATGTGTTTGATGTCGAATTTCAACAAGACGCACTCTATAGCCTTCTGGAACAATACCACCTTGATCGGTAATAAATTTTCTAATAAGTTTATCGGATTTTCCTCGCAAATCAATATCGGTTGTTGCTTGTATTAGTGATTGATTTGTGTCGTGTGGTAGATACTCGGTTGCAAAGGTCGTTGTACCTTTAGGAGGAACGTAATTGTCTGGTTGTTGGATTAACTCGTTTACTTTTTTGTTTAGTCCCACTCGGTTATGCCTCCCTTTACTACTAGTATTGTTGAATATAAATAAGGTCTTACCCTACTTTTTACTCCCCCGGGGCATTTTTTGGGGGCCAGGCGATGCAAAGGGGGGGCCTATTTTGCGAGGACCCCCCTCTCCCCTTTAACATTTTATTTAGTAATTTAATATAGATTATTATTTTTTAAGAATCTGATTTATAAACTTTTCTAAATTGTAAAGTTGCATCTTCTTTAACTATATCATTGATCGCGGTTTCAATAGCGGCTTCTTGATCAGCCTCACTTAATTCATCAGAATGATAAGCTATGCGGGCTAACAAAGCACTACTATAGTAACCATTAGTTTCATCATAGACACGCCATTCATCAAACTCAGTGAAAGGATTGTAAGGGTTGTCTATTGTTGTTAACATTGTAATAGCCATGATAATCCTTTCTATCTACTAAGTGCATCATTAAGCGTACTTGTAGGAACGCCTAATGCATCAGCTATTTCAGATTGGGTGTAGCCTGCAGCAAGCATGTTCTTTGCACGTGCAAGTTTAGATGGAATCATAACAGTTGCGCTACGAGGTGTAGCTAACTTCTTAACGTTGTCTAGATCAGTGTTATCAAGAATGTCAGACAGTCGCTTAGTACTAATAGCACCAGACTGAATAGCTTGCCATTCTTTATCTGTTATAATTATTCTTTGTTTCTTAGCGCCTGTTCTTTCACGTGCTTGAGCTAGAGCTTGACTTTCTATCTTCTTCCTTGTATCGCTATCCATTTGAGGATTAGCTTCCTTCTTTGCACGGGTGATGGCGTTTGCAATAAGCTGGGCTTGTCTTTCAAGGGGCTTATTCTTAATAGCAATATTCAATTTAGCAGACAGGGAGGATACTTCAGAAGAGTACGTAATCTTAGCAGATGGTGAATATTCTATAGCCTTAGTACTTGAAGATGTTTTTCTAGCAGCATTAGCTAATGCTTTTAATCTATTAGCGTGGTCTGCATAAAGAGCTTCTCTAGGTGTACCAGAAGATAACTCATATGCATCTTTTGCTTCTAGCATTCTAGTTGAAGATGTTCTCTTGAATACCGTTTCACCCTTTTTATTAACATAAGTGGCGTTAGTATTAACAAATACTTTTTCACCAGTGTTCTTATTAATAGCGCCTCCAAGAGCAGCCGGTCTGGCTTTTCTATCTAGAGGACGGACTTCACGTTTAGCCAAAGAAATAATAGTTGTTGCTCCACCAGTCTTGCTGCCTTGATACTTGGCTTTTAATTCAGTAATACCATGATCTTTTTCAGACTGCTTCCAGTTGAGTCCCTTTTTTTCAGCATCAATAACAACCATTGAGTGTCTAACAGCTCTAACAATTTCAGTTGTTGTAGCACCCTTGATAGTCATATCAGTAATTAAGTTGGAAATTTTACCCATTTGAATTTGGGTATTTGCCATCTTTTTCATTCCATCGTAGCCTCGATACGAAGTGCGAGGGTCAAAGTTTTTCAACGCATCCAAAGCTGGAGTAGTTTTTACTTTTCTATTATTATTAGGAATAACTAACACTGTATCGCCATCAAAGTCAGCACCAGAAAGTTGTTCTGCTACTTTAGGATGAATACCGACTGCGTCTATTGCTCGTCCAAGAATTGATTTAGCTTTTGCATTTCTATTATTAACTGTTAGTTCAGGAATCTCAAATATTCCACCATGAGGGTGGCGAATAAGAACTACTTTCTCACCATCTCTATATTGAGGAGCATAGATTTCTGTAGTCTTCAAAGATGGTATTGGTAATATAACATGAGAGGCAGTTCTAGGTAATCCCATAGCTTTTAGTTTAACAGCTGAGGAGTCCATGTCATCAGCAAATGATTCTAATAGTTTCTTTCTAACTGTAGGGTTAGTAAGAGCCATGATTTCATCGAACTCTGCTTTTTTAGATGCAAACGTTAATCCCAATTGATCTTTTATTAACTGAGGACTTTGTTTTGAAAGCATTTGAGAAGATAAAGACCTCGACCATTGATACCAGTCACCTTCTTCATTAATAATATTCAATGCTCCACGTTGTCCACCAGGTTTAATAGCTGCGCCAAATGGGTTATCTGGATCATCTTTCATTACTTTCAAAGAGTCAAGCTTATTGGGAGCTTCGGTCTTTGTTTTGTTTGTATTGAAACGAATATCGATGCCTTTTGGAAGATCATTAGCGTAAACAGCCATGCCTTTAAGATAGTGACTACCATCAACAGCAATACGAACCTGTGCATATCTAGCTTTTCCAAGAGAAAGGTCACTTACGCCAGGACGTAATTCAATAATACCATCTTTAGAAGCACCGCCATTTTCGGCATAGTTTATCTCAAGTCGTTTAGAACTAACATTAGTAGGTGCTCTTAGACCAAGAAAACTACGACCATTATCTTCTGACTTCATGTCAAAAGGTTTGATTCTATCCTGATTTTTATAAACATCGGTATAGGTTGTACCTTTTGGAACAAGAACCTTAACGCTTGTAAACTGATTTTTTGAACCAAGTTGTGGCACTTTAACATACATGACTTGATAACCTTCATCTTTTAGCATAGCAACTGCTGTGCCTAGACGAACTTTACTAATTCCTGCATAGTTTTCTGTACCCGCACCAATATCCAAATAAGTTGTTTCGTTAACTTTTTCTTTTAATTGGTTAGCAATAGTGGTTGTGATGTCTCGCTTTTCTTTAGCGCCTGGTGCCAATAAAGAACGAACTGATGATTCATTCAAACCCATTCTTTGACCGATAGCTACGTTTGAATATCCTTTAGCTTTCAGTTTCTCAGCTTGTGATATTTGAGAGCTGCGAACTTCATCTTTTGCACGTGAGCGTGCGTTTCTTAATTCTGTTGTTGAAATATCGAAAGACTTGGCTATGTCTAGTTCCGACATTCCCTGTTTTCTAAGTTCATCGACGGTTGCTAGAAATGTGGTATTTCTTTGATTTGGGGTTTTACCTGAGCCCCAAGGATATCGTCCAGACTTTCTAAGAATACCATAATGCATTAACTCGTCGTCTTTGATCATGATGAGGCCTCTGCTTTCAATATCTGAATTTGCTTATCGAATGTTACAATTTTATCCATAATATGAACAATGTCATCATCTTCAGGAATATATTCTACAATGTCATCATTTTGATATATGCGAAGTTCAATGTCTAATTCATATGGCTTATAACCATATTCTAAACAAAACATAGCAGCATATACTTCTAATTGTTTCATGGATGTAGGAGTAACTCCTGTTTTCAAATCATGGATTCGAAGTGTTTTGTTTCTGAAAGAAATAGCATCTGCTGTGCCAAAACAATTAATTGAATAAAAAAGCATCTGCTCTGGTATCATTCGATAACCGATAGCGTCGTTTACATACATGTTAATTGTCTTTTGTGTTCTAGGTAGTTTGATTCCTAGTTTAATAGCTTGTGATGCAAATTCGTGGAGTTGTGTGCCTTTGAGTGCGGCGAGCGCCGTTTTATAAGAGTTGTCTAGTTTCTCATTTGAGTAATTAACCCAATGATATTTACTAGCACTCAGAAAAGCGTGCTTACCTTCAAATGCGGAATGTGTGTTGAAGATCATCTAAAACTTCCTCTTTATTCTCTGGGCATATGAATCTAGCAAAAGACATATCATTTAAAATATCAACATAGTATTCCTGATTAGGTCTTACTGGTGAATTTAATGATGCTTTAACTTCGAGCATTGCCCATTTGTTTTCGTAAAGGATTAAAATATCAGGAACGCCTTGCATGTATGATGCATCGTTCTTCAAAACAATACAACCATCAAAAATATTTTTTAGTTCTTTGATTAGTTGTGATTGAAATCTACTTTCTGACATAGATCTCTCCTTTTACAAAAATATAGTAAATGTTTAAATACACATTCTACTCCTTCTATTATAGCCCATGTTTAGTTTGCGTGTGTAAATACCCACTTCTTGTGTCAAAACAATTTTGTGTCAAAACTCTTTATATATACTTATTTATTCTTTATAAAGTTTTAGGTATATATAGTGGGTTTTTGTCCACAAGATATGGCGTCCTTAGTGTTTAAGCCACTTTCACTACCACAAACATGTGGCAAAACGTGGACAAAAGTGTTTTTAAAAGTGGGCAGATTCCCATAGATATGACCATCACTACTAAAAAGTGTGTACAAAAGCGCCACATTTTTTTTCTGAAAATGGGTAAGTGGTCATTTAGTAAAGGTGTGTACTTTTAGTGGTTGTCTGAATATATGTCCCATACTTGGAAATCTTTCTTATTTCTTAACGATTTAAGGATGGCTTTATCGATCATAGAATCGGTTTGTAGAATATAATAGTATAGTTCTACGAACTTTGTATTTAGACGATCGATTCGTCCCTTAGCCTGTTCATTAATTTTGTATGAATAATTGAGACTATAAAATACAGTAGCGTCCGTATCCGTACAGTTCCATCCTTCAGAACCAGCAGTGTATTGTACTAGATATATCCACTCATCTGTTTCTGGGATCTCTTCATGCTTGTGACCATTCCACTCGGCCACTGGTATGTTGAGAGCTCCTTGTAGCATTCTAAGTACGTCCAACTCGTAATCGAAATTATAAAACACAATAACTTTCTTGTGTTGCATTACAATATCTATGATGGCTTCGAATCTTGATGGGTCAGAATTTACGAGTTTGCGCATTACTAGAAAAAGCTCAGCAATATCACGGATAGGACGATCTTCGTAGATATGCCACCTATCTTCCACAATCTTTTTAAAAATTTCTTCATCATAATTAACAAACACATCCTTAATATTTCTCGTGGTATGACGCTCATAAGGCATTTCAATTAGAACGTCCTTACGATGCTTTAATAGTTTTCCCTGTTCTATATATCTATCTATCTTTGGAAACTTTGAAAAGTTATTATAGACTACATGGTTCCTTATGAACTCGGTTCGGTTTTTGTAAAACCCATTAGCTACAAAGATTGGGACATAATCCATCCATGTATCACCAGGCGTTGCAGATAAAACAATCCACTCATTGTTCTTGGCTATTTTAAGAAATGCTTTAACCCATGCACCAGAACCGACTAAACGTTGCTCGTCAAGGATAAAAAAAGCATTTGTTATATCAGCATATTTGTCAATGTTATTCCAAGAATCAACAAAGATTTGTACTCCATTTATACTAAGAGCCCTTGTGTTAGTAAGGATAAAGGGAGCGCACTCGCCTTCCCATTCTTTCTTATCTCGCTTCTTAGCTGTGGTAATTATATACAAATCTTTTGGATTTTTCATTTCAGTTGTTTCACCAACGCCATCGACTTTTATTGTGCCATTGCATACCTTAGTGTAGTAATATCCGATGGCGGTTCTAGACTTACCAGTACCTACACCACCTTTCAAGACGCAACCATTTTTCATTTTGTCTATAGCCTCAAGTTGATGAGTTGCTAATTTAATTGTCAAAGAACACCTCCTCATCGTAATACTCAAATGTATATCCCATATGGGTCTTGTATTTGCCACGCAAACAAGCATAAATATTAGACGCATGTCCGTTGATATATCTAGCAGCTGTGTATGCGTTTAGGAAAACCTCGCCTGTTTCAATAATTCTAACACGACGACCTTTAACATGTACTGGTTCATAGTCAACATCATTAGATCGTCTACCACGTAGTCTTAGATTAGACACGTGATTGTTCTTTTTATTTCCATCGAGATGTTGAACATGCATGCCCGTTCTAAAGCCACCAAGAAATGTGTAAGCTACTAATTGATGGATATAAAATTCTTTTCGAATACCCTCATTAAATAAAATTACATGGGAGTACCCTCTAGAATTGGCTCTAGGCTTAAGAGACCTACTAAATCTTATGTTTACAACTTCTCCATAATTACTTATGACGTAGTTAGGGAATGCGACTATCTCAGCCCATACTTCGTCCATAGGACTCCTTTCTAAAAAATAAGATAAGTTCAGGTGGAGTAGAAACCCGTTAAAGGTCTCTACTCCACCGATAACTTACATTTTAATGTATTGGTCAGCCATGACTTCGCTAGTTTCGACATAGAAATATGAGTTTATGAATGACCGTACTACCCAGTCGCCCTTAGTTACTCTCCAAATAACATCGCTATCGTCATGCTCAATAACAAGATAGGACCCACCATTAAACACTTTTACATGGTAACGGTCGGCAAATAAACCAATCCAATCACAAATATCACTACCATTTTTACCGCCAAATTGTATAGCTTCAACGTGCTCCGGTTTTACTTGAAAGTGTTTTACTTTTGTCATCTCTTTTTGCCATTTCTTCCTTGTAGAAACTCTTAGACGTTACCGCTATTGCAGCACCAATAATCATGGATATTGCAGTAGATATTGCACCAACAACATACTCAATCATTAGCGTCAAATCCTTCTTCAGGAATAACCGCACTTGCTGCACTATCTGGGACATCGCCGTACTTACGCTCTAGGTCATCTTCTTCAATTGTAACATAGATGGACTGTAGATAAGCCTTAACGCCAGTTTTACCATTTACTTCCCATTCATAGGGACGAATGATAACGTCCGAAGTAATGACCTCGGCCCAATCGAGAATATCAACCATGTCTTCATCAAGTGAGGTCTTTCCTCGACTTGTGATCATAACTACACGAGGTGGACGACCCTTATAGTTGACAGCCACTTGTAGATATCCTTGCGGAGTGTCATCAATCTCTCGAGGATTTAGATAGCGAACATTCCAACCATCTTGTTCCATTTGCTTAGCGATATCATCAGGAAGCATAACACAGAAGTTTCGATCTCCTTCACGATTGTACTTTCCTTCTTTACCGCTAAAGTTTCTAAAAGCAATTCTTACATCTTCAAGTGTTGCGTTCATCATTTTTTCTGGCATTTTTCTCCTTATTAGTTTTTCTATACTTTTTCATTACTTGCCTTACATCCCATAGTGCTTCCTGTAATTCAAACTTGAACTCTTGAATTCTAAAGAGCCAAGTCTGAATATACAAGGAAATAAGACGCTTACGTTGCCACCAGTACAGTTTTTGTTTTTCTGAGCGGTGTCTACCTTTAGCCATGTTTTCCTATCCAGTGAACCATTCGACGTCACCATATTTAGATATATTATCAACCGCGTCATTAACTAGAGAATCAAAATATCTCATGTCAACATCGCTTTGTTTATTAAAAGCCTGAACCATTTCTGACTCAAGCCAACGATACCCCTTGGTTCCAACTGCAGCATAGTACTTGCCATCTTTTTCACGAACTAGCAAGCCCCCACCACAATCTTCTTTAATAGGAGTAAAGCGCCCAGCTTTCCCTACAAAATGCATAGGATTAGCAAGCGCCATTGGTGTATCAACACCGTTCATATCGATATATAACGCAGTAGTAACTGTTTTAGTTTCACAAAGATCATCGAATTCGACAGGCTCTTTACTAAACAAGGTTTTAAATACATAAGGATGCTGAAATTGAGCTCCGACAGCTTCCCAATATCCAGGTTTCTTTCCGTCCTTAGCCTTTGCTACATATACAGCATCGTTCACAAGACAGAACTTATCATAAGTAACCTCGTGTTCGAACTCATATCCATAGTTGTTCCCGAATTCCATAACTAAGTCTATAATTTTAGAATCAGCATCTGGAATCTTAATAGAGTCAGTCTTAATGTGCACAACCTTATAGCCCGCTTCCTGAACCATTTGCTTCAGGTCAATCATAAACAAGGCTCCTCGTTTTGCAACGATGTTGTCGATGTTTCTAGGATCTCTAAATGCGTTTGGAAATTTAGCTGAGGTTAGACCGTATACGATATTAATAACAATCTTTAGAGCATAAGACAGAGCTTCGGCATCATCGGTATTTTCAAGATAAGGGACTAGAATTCCACCAAGCATAGTTTTAGCTGTTTCATAATCCTTACGCTTGATTGCGATACGAGCGGCTTTCAATGCACTAAAGTTCTTTGTATAGGGGCCAAACATATCAAGTGCTTCAATGGATGTTGGATGCATGGACGCAACGTCAAGAACTGCTACGTTTGTATACATTCCTGGTTCAGAATAAACATAACCACCTTCACCAGTCACTTCACCCTTATAAGTACTAACGCCAATATCATACTTGTAACCAGGGAACATCTCTGATAAATCTGTATACACAAATTCATCTTGTGGGTTTCTATTGGTTCCAAATACAATTTTAGCTGTGTGTTGCTGGGTGGTTGAGTTTACAGAAAGTCCACTCAACTTAGCTAATATTTGACGAGCTACAAAGTCTTGGATTCGAGCCTTGTGCACTACCTCTGTTGAAATAACATCGTTATCACAGTATTCAGCTACAAGTTGCCACTTCTCTTCAGGAACTTCTTGATCCCAAGGAAGACCTAATTCTTGGTGGTGGATACCCAATTCGATTTGGAATTTCTTTAGTCCTTGCTTTTTGGAACTATAGTCATAAATATCAACATATGAAAGATCATACGCCTCACCAAATAAAGCACTTGGCGAATTAGAAATAATCTTTTGACTTAACTTATATAGTTGCTCGTTTGTGTATCCCATGTATCTTCCATAAAGAATATGATTGTCGTACCGTCTACAGTTAAATCCAACAAGCTTGAACTGTAGAAGTTTTTCGACTTCTTGTGGCGAAGGATTTATCATTCGAACAACAGTTTCACTATCTTCGTATTTCCAGCAAACAATAAATAAGTTTGGGAAAACCTCAACGTCAAAAAATACAAGACGTTCGTCCTTGGAAGCGATCTCTATTGGATCTGTTTCTTCGGACTTGAAGTGCATTTTAGTTAGAAGTTTGATACAGTATTGCGCTTGGTTACTACTGTTGTTAGCGAATGCCAAAATCTTTGGTTTTAGATCGCTTACGTTATATTTAACACCAGAACTATACGCGTCCTCAAGAATCTTATATATAAAATCAACACTTGGTTTTGTACCTGGATGAATTTCTTTATTTAGATTTCTTTCAATAAGTTCACGTATAGACTTCTCGCTTTTAACTGCCTCGGTATTTATCATCTTTTTCTCCTTAAGCGGTAATCCACTACTAATTGTAGTAACTGGAATATTGTTGCATTTAGATAAACGTCTACGTAAAGAAGAATCTCCACTGAATACCTTTACCTCTATACCATCAGAATATACTCGACTGAGCTCTGTTGGATCTCCATCATAAATATAATGTAGGTGTACACCAGAACCACTTTTGCTAAACTCAGCATATGTTTTTGGCCAGACAGATGCCGCTTCTAGATTTAACTCTAGGGACTTCTCTCCCAGTTTATCCTTTAAATCAAAATCAATTACGATATGATTCAATGGAGGCTTAACATAATGTAGTTTACTTGTATCAATATCAGACAACGTAGTTGTTACTTCAGCCCATCGTTTAATAGGGGTTTCGCTTGTTGTTGCGTATTGAGCTGGTTGGTTTGCACATTCAGTATCAAATATAGACTCGAAGTCATCCATATTAAGAGGAACGGGTTCTTCATTTTTTACTTGAACACTCAAATGGTCAGTAACAAAACCCGAATACCAACTTCTAACCCTAACGCCATCGACAATAGCCCGCTCTTCAAAATTATGAAAATAGTTCTTAATTTCTTCACGAAACTTATAACGTGGAAGTTTAAAATCAATAAGTGACGTATCGCAGAATTGCTTATACATTTCATAAGCTTGATTAAGAGTTACGCCATCTTGCGATTTGAATACATCATAGTTATCTTCAATAAAGTTAAAGAACACATCGGTTTGTAACATCATTTCAATTGGTCGGTAACTAGAGTAGTAGTCTTTTCCCAACTCTCTATACACTTCTAGACAATGATGTGCAATTGCTCCGAGTTCAAAATCAATTTGAGAATATAGAGCTTGGTATTTTCTAGGTGTTACTCTATTACCAGATGGTTGTACGTCAATAAGACGTCTAATGATTCCGGATTTAGCATCTGTAATTTTTACTGGTTTGTTCGTACCCATAAACAAGAATGAATTAATTCTAGACATGTAGCTAGGCTTATATTTTTCATTCATTGTCATTTCTTCATGAGAAATAATCGAGTTTAGTTTTGTGTTATCTTCGATACGTGACAAATCTCCATCGTGTTGGATAGCAACAAGGGGATTGGATTTGAAAACTTCTGTGGAGAAGGAATTAGAATTTGAAGTGAGTGCCTTTGCTTCAAAGGTTGTGTAGTAACCAGCGAATAGTTTCTGAATAATATTGAGATAAGTAGATTTTCCAGCACCAGCTGCGCCGTATAAGACAATGAACTTTTGAATGTGTTTGGCATCTCCTGCGATGATTGATCCAACGGCCCATTCCAACTTACGTCGTTCCGATGCTTCGTACAACGTACCGATAAGTTCATCGTATGCCGAGATATCTCCAGCTTGTAATGGATAAGACACTTTTCTACTGACATAATCTGTTTTCCTAACGTTAGTATTACTAAATGTGAGATTCTCATCTAACTGATGAGACGAGTCGGATAGGTGTCCAACATAATTTCTAAATTGCAACCAAGCATTACTGCTAAAGTCACTGAGTGCTTTTACTTGTACGATTCCTATATTCTTAGATTTTACTTCTTCTGCATAATTATATAATTCTTCGTCGATAAGCCTTTGAACATCATATTCGTCCGTAGACCATAAATTAGCTTTGTCGTCCCATATGGCATAGAAAGACTTTCCGCGAACCATTAAGTCCTTAGAGCGACAAACTTTAAAATCTGGATAGACTTCAATTATTCCGTTTTTACCGGTGCGTTCTTTGATCTTATAAAAGTCCATCAACTTTTCCTTTCATGCTCTAAGATATGTAATTATTTTCTAACAAGTATGCAGACATTTGATACCAAATTTCAACTTTTCGTTGATCCTCATTTGGCTTAGTCAATGGAAATAACCCACCACGACCACTCTTACTATATGTTCGATCGTTTACTTTAGTAAGAACCTCGTCAATATGTCTTTCTACTGAACGATCATAATATTCGTCCTTATATTGTGTAAGATTTAAGTTTTGTAGAATTTCCCAAAACCAAATATCTGCATTGTACTCTGTATCGTAAGATAATCTAAGAGAAATTCCTAGAATGAGTTCAAACATAGAACAATAATTATTAGGCCAGTGCCAATATGTTTTCATTTTAAACTCATCTAGAAATTCAATTCTTAGCATCTTACCATCTTCTGCTCGATTGTCGTCATTTGGAACGAACCAATTAAAGCTCGTTTCGTATAACTGCAAACAAAGAGAATTATGTTTTTCAGCTCCAACTCGCTTTAAAAGCCAATTAAAATATTGACTTTCTAAACCGAGTGACGATATCAATCATCCTCACCTCGCATGCGCATGACTTCCTTATCTTCACGAATACCCATAACCGTTTCAGAATATGAACGAGTATCAAGAAGGATCTCAAAGTCAGCTGCTAGACGTTCATTTCGAACATAAACGACTTTATTATCATTAGACTTAACGCCAAATTTAGTAAGTGCGTCGGTTCCCACAGTCGCTTCAATATCTGGAATAACTTGTTCACGATCGTCGCAAAGAACATCATCTATTTCGAAGTAACTAACTGTATTTTTGTCGTAATCTTCACGGTCATTCATGTACTCATCAATAGAAATAACATATGGCTCGTCGGCATTTCGTTCTTCTTCGTACGGTTCAACCACAATGGCCTCCTCGTTTTCAACTTCGTCTTCGCCGCTGTATTCAGAAATAATTTCCTCGTACTTAGGCTGTTCAACCAACTTTTCTTCTGGCTTGATAAGCTGTGCATACTCGCCTTCTTTTCTAAGAAGCTTATAGTAATCTTTTACTTCTGCAATTTGCAGGTTTAGATCAGCTTCAAAGCGTTGTTCCAGCATTTTCTTAGTAACGAAAAATCCAGCGCCACCACCAATAACTAAACCACTAGTTAGAAGCAGCGTACTCTTAATTGCGTTGTTCATCTTTTACTCCTTTTTTGTAATTTCTCCAGCGATTGCCATGTAGGCAGCGCCGTCTATAAATGAATCAATGTGGTCAGGGGTTTCAACTAGTCTTGCTAATTTAACTCCAACCATGCATAGAGCGACCTGAGAAGGGGTAACCTCATATTCTAAAATCACAGACCAAATATCTGCAATTCTTTTGTGATTAATATAGGGCTCGCCATAACTCTTTCGTCGCTCACCTGTAGTAAGCTCTGAAGCAGATTTAAGAATATCTTGTGTGTTTACCATGGCTCTCGCCTTATGCAATTAACAATTTCAATATTAAATGTTTCTTTAATCTGAGCGTCAGCTTCTACTTGATCGGGAGCATAGAATATAACTTCTACGCCGTTGTATAAATAGATGTACTTATAAAATATAGCCATTTTAGATCTTATCGTAGATTATGCCATCAACGTTAAAATCTAGAAGGATTGAAGATTCTAACCCATTAACAAACATGTGGCTTCCTTGACTATCAAAATTATAAATTCCAAAGTCTACAAAGTTATCTCCCTCTTTAGAAATAACCCAACCAACAACCTGGCCAGCCTGTGTTCGAGGAACGCCAATCATATCATAAACCTCGTTTAGAAATACGTGCCCACGAGACTTAAGCAAGTCGTTAGCATAGTTCTGCTGAGCCTTAAGAAATAGCAAGTTGTATTCTGGCGTTTTGCTCCAGTTAGAAGATAACTCATCAAAGAATTTGGCATATGGGGAGTAACCGATTGGATCAAGCGTTGTTACTTTCTTTGTCTTACCGTTCTCGTCCGTAATCTCTGATACTTGACTCCCAAGACGAAGATCTTGTTCTTTCTTTTCGCCAATCAAATCGATTACTCGCTTACGATATTCTACAAAGCTAGTTTCTAAAGCTTTATATGCCGCAGCAATGGCTACAGTTCGGCGATGCATAATTCCATGAGCTGCAATGATACAAGCAATAGAACTAATACCAAGTGTAATTGTTGGGCCGTAGATCTTAGATACTTCAACTGCGCCATGCACATAAATCTTAGCTACTGCTTTGGTATGTTCTTTCTTGTTATATGAACCAGTATCGAGAATTTCTTGTTCTGCGCTATAGTTAGCATTTGCTTTCTCTTCTCGAATTTGCTCAACGATTGGGTGCAACTTAAGCGTTGCTCGGCTAGCAAGAACTGTAGTTCCTACCATGCCAGCAATACCAACCGTTGTTAGAATCTCTGGACTATATTTCTTCAGAACGAGTCCGCTACGACCAAGTAAATTTGCACCTGAGTTTTTTAGAGTGCTTAGATTAAACATTATTGAAAACCTTTCTTATTCTATGGTTTGTGTTTGTGGAAGGTTGATCAAGTAACCCTCTCTAATTCTAGAGATTGCCGATCCTCTAAGATCGTACCATCCCCATTTATCATCTGTAAAGTTACCAGTAATACCTACAAGATCGTAAAGATCCGACACGGTTGCTACGCCATATTCATCAACCAGATTAGTAAGGCTATCTAGAACGTGCTCAGCTTCGCCTCTACTACTTAGAATTACTTCTCCAAAGTTGTGTGTGGCTCGACCATGTTGACTAATTTCTGGACGATTTGGTTTTGAATACCCGGGACGACTACGGCTTTCATACATTTTGTTATAACTCGTATAACCTTGTCTCCCACCGGATGATCGTCTTGATGAACCAAACAAAATACGTTCGATAAATTGACTAGTAGCGTCAGCTAACATCGATTTAGCTGCTGGAATAATCACATCAAAGAAAACATATGAAAATACAGTCTGCGCATCTTCTCCGCCAAGGGACTCTTTGAGTTTTCCAGAGTTTACATTCTTTCTCTGTATGACTTCGCCCTTAATTACTTTACTTACAGTTTTGTTTTTATGACTATTTGCGGGATAATTAACTTTCATGGAGCGTTCTCGACCTCCACCTAAGTCACCTTTGACAATTTTCTCTGTCATGTCACACCTTTTCTAAATTTTAGAGAAAAATATAAACCCTTGTTTAAGGGGTTTATACTTCAGCAATTTATTATTGCTTTTTTGTTTTGTTAGCCAAATCTTTTAGAGATGTTTTTAGCTTACCAAATTTGTCAACTGCATCATCAATTTCTTCTTCAGCGTGTTGGATAACTTTATTGGTAATCATACTACTAAGAAAGAACGCACCAATACCAATTGCGGTCTTGCGTACAAGGTTTACATTGGTTGGGGCGTGTGTCTTAATAACGTTTCCAATAACGTTTCCAATACCGAATGAGATTGCGAAATTTGCAACTAATTTAGTTATGGCGAGCGGATTCATATTGTCTCCTTTCAAGAGAGTATAGGCTCATTATAAGCTTTGTTTTTCTTGCGATATATTATTGTATTCTTGTTCTATCAACTGTATCGCAGCATTCATGTCTTCTATTTTCTTCGTGTTTCGTTCAATATCAATACAGTTCATGGCAATCCGAATTCCAATATTGATATAATCTTCATTCTCGCCTTTTGGAAGTGATAGAATATCTTCTAGCGTCTCCATGGCTTGTGCTAATGCTTCACTCATTGTAGCTCTCCTTTCAAGAGAATATAGTAGGGCGCCTGATGGCAGGTCGTTTAAAAATGAGCTCGACCAGAATTTTATTCTATGGGGGATAGAGTGGGGTTTAAAATTCTTGAGCTATTTCCCTTAAATTGCGCGGAAAGTATTCAACAGTGTGCGTAAAATACTTTCCGCTGTGGACGCAATAATTGTCGTTTAAAGATGAGCTGCGCGCGTACTTAGAATGGCTGCTCTCTTACGCGGATGGCAAACTTCCATTTAATTTACTCAGAAACGTTGTAACTCTTTCCTGGCATAGGTTTTGGTGCTGATTCTTCAGGAATATCCACTGGCATAATAGAGGTGATAAATTTAGCCGCAGCATCCGGTTCAGTTAGAAGTTCTACAAAGAAATCAGAATAAGCTGCGCTCTCTGAAAATTCCTTATATAGTTCTGGTGATTTAATAAAGCGTTTTCCATCTTCACTCTTAACACCATATGAACGAGAAAGAATCTCTTTAAAAATATTAATGATTCGTTCTCCACTACCCGAGGATACCACATCCGTTAGTAGTTTTTGCATTCCACCACTTACCTTGCCATCGGGGTCAAGAGTAGATGCCGAAACTTCCATCTCGGCAACTTCAGCTTTAGTTAGATTGAAGTAAAAATCTTCAGTGACTTTATTACCATTAAAATCATTGTACGTGATTGTTTTCTTTAGCATATTTAGGCACCTTCTACATCAAACAACGTAACCATGTGACCAGTTGCCAGATTTGCCCTGGTACCTTCGTGAAGAACCTTGCGCGCGATTCGGTTGTAAAGATACAGACTAACCTTACCGGTAGACCTATCTGTTTGCACAGAGTAGAGAAGACCATCATTACGTCCAGTGATTAGTAGAAATTCCTCATAATTAGGCATTTCAACTAGTGAAATAATTTGAATTTCGTTAGTAGTTAGTTCCTGGTTCTTTTCGCTCTTGTGTTCGTTATAGTTAGTTGCTACGGCATTGATAGCTTCGATTGCCGCTAGATCCTGAACTGCGGTATTGACTGAATTAGTCATTATATTCCTTTCAAAAAAATAAAAAGAGAGTACGAGTTTTTAGTTCGTACTCTCTTTTATGAGGTGTTTTATCTTTAGTTACTTTGCGGTAATGTTTTCTACTGCGTCGATGACTGGTTCGAAGGCTGAGTCAAGAGCTTTCTTGTTCTTAATAACGAGACCGGCTGCGATGGCAATGCCTGCAACGGTTCCGGTAATGATAAGAGAGTTCTTAACATAGTTCTTCTTTTTAGTGGTCAACTTTTCAATAAATGTCTTTACGGACATAGTGTTCCTTTCAGATGTGACGGGATGTCATTATACGCGTTGTTTTTTTCGCGAGTGATATTACTGGTACCAAACATAATTATAAGTGTCTGGTTTTATTCCGTTATCTTCTGGCCAATCTAAATTATGATACCAATCGTAATGTTTGTATAGAAGCGCGGTTCTATGACTATTCACTAGATTAGTATATAATTCGAGGTCGTTCATCCAATAAGGAAAATCTGATGTAAATATAAGACCTTTTACTTGAGCACACTCCATAGTGTATTGTGTTTTTTCAAGTATAGTAGTTTTATATCCTCGAGCTATCCATTCTTCGGTCATTGCTTTTATATATAAATATAATGTTACTTCGTGACCTCTCCACATTTTAACAGCTGGATGGTTATACCATCCTTTTGGTTTTCTATAATTCCCATCTGGGTCTATAGCTAGATTAGTCATCATAATTTGCCAAGCTTCTAAAGCCTGCTTATTTAAACGGAGCTTATCTAAAGACTTAGCTGTTTCTGCAAAGTTGGTTGATGGATAAGTAAGAAAGGTTTGCATTATCCCATCTTATAGTAATTTGGTTTTAGATTCAATTGATATTCGATACACAGACACGGTCTACCATCGTCAGCCAAGTGTGAAGTGAATTCTATATCTAGAAGTTGATCGAGATTCCATCCAGCTTCTTCTCCGAACTGAGTCCTACTCAAACCTATTAGGTTATAGAAATCATTATGACTAGCATAGTTGTTATTTAGAATTTGTGCATTAATATCGTTTTGTGCTCGGCGAAGAGTTTCTATGTCTGATTTAAAATATCTACCTGTAAAACTATCATAACAAAGTTGTTCACCTAAACCAGTAATATGCACTTCGGCGAGCGCCATAGGAGCTGAAGCTATACTGTCTTTTGTTATTTCTTCACGAACTTTTCGTTCTTTATTTTCACCATGAATCTCACGAACTTTTGCTTGATATTCGCGTAGCATAGTTTCGGTTAAAGAATAGATACTAACCAATGCTGCATTTTTTCTCATGTTGATAGCTTGCGCGCCAATGATACACGCAATAGTAAATACTCCAGAGACAGTAGCTGGAGTATAATCTTTCCATACCACAACTACTGTCTCTTTTATATTTGGTTCTCTATTATTTGATTCCGCATCCCATTTAACTTTAGAAAGTTTATCTAATGCTTTTGGTGTAGCTCTAACAGCTAAGACCGTTGTCGATACAACACCTGCAACGGACAAGTATGTTAGAATCAAAGGCGAATTATCAACCACCAACATTTTAAATTTTTTAAAAAACTCATTCATTTTTTCTTAACTCCTCTGGTAATACGCAATTTCCATAACCTACTCTTACTGTTCCGTCTACGCATTCTGGAAGATTTACTGCTGGAGGTGTGGTGTCCCAGTGGTCAATTACAATATAGATTAGCGTAGCAAATAGTAAAGTTAAAAATATTTCGATTGTAATTTTATATAGTTTATTATTCATTATATTTTCCTTTCAAGAAATAAAAAAGTAAGCACTTGTTTAAGGTGCTTACGCTTTTTGTAGTTTAAAGTACTACGACTTTGATTTTATTCAATCGTTTTGGTTTATCTTCACGATATAAATCAACAACTATTTTTGCAACATAACCTAAATATAGTACGGCAACTGTAGCAGCAGCTACAGCACCTACGGTTTCGGCGGTGTTCTTAACGTTGTTCATAATATTTTCCTTTCATATAAATAACGACGGGTGTCACTATAGGCGTTGTTTTTTTCGCGAGACAAAAAAATATAAGCCGTGTAAGAGTTTTTACGTTCTTACACGACTTATATTTTAGACAATTCTTTCGAATTATAGTTTCGGTTTTGCGACGAATCCTAGAGCTTTACTGGTTATTACATTTACACGTTCGTGTCCAATAATAATCAAGATTCCAAGAATGCTGGCCCCAGCAGTTAGTAGAGCATCGTAACTTACTTTATTTCTATCGTTTCTTTCAGCGATTTTCATAGAGTGTAGTTTATCGAGTCTACCAATCAAGGTTCCATATTCTTCAGATTCTGGATCTACATATTGCATACTTTCGTGTATACGTTTAATAGCCAAGTCAAGTTCTGTTGGTTCAATCTGCTTTTTCAACATATTTTCCTTTCAAGAGTGGTGTCATTATAAGCGTTGTTTTTATCGCGATAGTTACTCTTCAGAAACTACTTTCAGAGACACTGACTTATTAGTCGTGAGTTCTTCAATCGGTTCATTGAGCTCAATACTATATACATCCTTTTCTGGATCTGATTGATTAACTACAATGCTGCCATCCATGGAATTATTCCAACCACGCTTTGCTACAGTAATAAGCACACCTAGGAATGTTGCTACTCCAGCGAGACTACCTACGACCTGCTCACCATATGGAAGTCCCCAAACAGAGGCTACAGTAAAGTATAGAGTACCAATAGCTGGAAGAACAATTTTAACAGTACTATTAATTGCATCATAAGTTTTGTTATTAATTTTCATTATTTTTTACACCTTCTTTCTTTACATTACTAAATGGAAGTCGACCGACTTCATTCATAATTTTATCTGACAAACCATTACCACCAAATTCTTTGTAAGGATTGTACAAGTATTTGACAAAGTCGTCATATTCGTCCTTACTAATCGAACCTCTTTGAATATGCTGCATACCTAGGGTAATAATTCTGTCATATGCAAGACCCAATAGCAACCGAGTAGTGGCACTTTTCTTATCTGTTCTTTTACTAAACCATACCCAAAAACCAGAAGATGCTCCAGTGCTTGCGATAATTGCAATTATAATTTGTGTTATAGAATCCAATTCAACCACCACCACTAACCCAGGCACCATTATTTTTTACATATGGAATTGCCTGTCGCCAAACTCCATTGTCTTTAACATATAAATTTGTTTGAACCCAAACACCATTGTTTTTTACTCTGGGGCCAGAGTTTACAGGAGTTGGCGGGGGTGGTTCAGTTATTATGATAGTTGGTAGATCGAACGTTAGTGCTGGAACTACTGTTGTGCCAATAGCGTTACCGTTTGCTTCTGCATAGGCATGAAAAGACAAAGTTCCGTCGGCCATATGTGGAAGTTCCGCATTTATATTCAATATAGATTTACTAATTAATTCCGTAGGAGACACGTCAAATATACTAAAATCGTAGTTCCAAGTACCACTAATTGGTACATCTGACATACCATACATGCTATCAAAATATATACTAACAAAATAAGTAGAGGTGTTTGAAAAATCTTTAAATGTAGTAGAAGACGTTTCATACGCGTTTAATTTTAAATTTACTAAAGATGTGTTATTTACCGAATCTTGCGATACAAGCGTTACTTCTAAACTACAACTAATTGCTGGACGTATACTAAATGTACTAGTTGAAATCATATTATATCATCACTAGAAAAATATCGCCATTTACACCGTAGTTATTGGCGGGTACACTTGAACCTCGTTCAATCTTTCCGGGAAGACGTGAATTTAGTAAATTTGTGAGGTCTACTTCAACTGCGTTAATGTTTGTGGTTAGTTGTGCGTCAGTAGTTGTCACTAAAACACGAAGATTATTAATCTCTGTTTTAGCATTAGCTACAAAATCGCGTGTTCTATTAATCTCGCGAGCACCATATCTAACTTTTCCTTCTTCTCCTGAGTATGCCACAAGAGGGAGTCCAGCAGAGAGTGCGTCATCTCCAATTGCCATTTGTTACCTTTCTATTATAGATCTTGCCATTCGTTGTCTAGATCATCTGGAACATCGTTCCAAGTTTGCGTGTTGCTCCACGCTAGCCAAGATCCAGGGGTAATTACTTGCTCACTAGATAGTGTTGGATATGATTTTTCACCCTCGATATCGTCTGAAAATATTTGTTCAGTAACTCGTTTGTGATCTGAATATCCATAAGAGTTTCTTACTTCTACAAGATCACCTAGTTGGTAATCCACACCATATACGTATGTTCCAAATGATGGAAGTTCACCGTCAAATGCTAGAATTGTTTTATATTCTGATAATGCTTGCTGTCCTCGAATACTCAATTGGTTAGTTAGTATTGCACCAGGGCCGATTTCTATATCACTAGCGTCTACATATAAAACACGTTTATTAAAACCAGATGTAGTTGCATCAGCTGATCCAGAATACACAATTGAAAACCCATATTTTGAAAAGACATAGGCTACATTTTTTTTATTTTTAACAGATATGTATTCAGTATCACTATGTAAATTATCTAAGTTAGTGTCAAAAACTACTGGCGAAAATGCTGTCTGAGAATTTGTTTTATCATTACCAGTATATACATTAAACAACATTTCGTTGGTTACGTAATCATATATGATTCTAAAACCTAGACCATAAATATCACAAAGTTGCTTTATCGCATCGTACACCGTTGTTATCTTAAAATCAAAAGTTACTTCAAAATCTGGTTCTAAAATAGAACCCGTGTCATTTATAGTATCTAGTGAAGAAAAAGGAATAATATCAGTCGATGACAATAAGCCCTGAACACAGAATTGATCAAAAATGTATCTACAAATATCGGCAGGTAATCCTGATATTCTAAGTTTTCCTAAATTTTGCCAATATAGAGTATCTACACCAGTCTGAGCACCCTCGATTACAAGGTATACTCCGTTCTTAGCATTCTCAAAACTATCGGCCAATTTAAAAGTATCTGGTGAAACATAAATAACAAAATATTCAAACCAAGGTAAAAGTTTAGAGTAAACACTAAGAACGCCAGAACCTATAGCTGTAATATCAATAGGAATCTCATTTTCGGAGTCGCTTAATGTAAGCGCTAATTTAAAAAGATTCTCATTAACTACGATTACGTAATATGTAGTGCCTGATGTAATTCCAGTAGGCATAGTTCCGGTAGTTGTCATATAAATTTGATCACCGGTATAAAATCCATGTTTAGCAAGTTTAAATGTATTATCTGTTATAAAAATGGTGTTTACATAACCTGTAAATCTACTAGGTAAGCTCGCCGTGCTTTTAAAATATACACTATCCCCAGTAAGTAAATGGTGGTTTATTTGTTGAGTTGTATTCAGTGTAAGTAGATTATTATAACTGCTTGTATATATAACTACTGGGCCTTTTTCTATGTAAACAAGATTTGTAGTTGACTGATTTGCTGAATAACTCAAAACTCTATCTTGAAGAACTCTTTCTATTGAACTACCTTTAACCGTAAGTCTTTTTGTGCCATCAGTATCCGTTTTATCTTCTACCTCATCAACCTGCATTATGCGGTTAGACTTATTAGTTAGTAACTTGGTACCATATGTAAATAAGTTTTTTGCTGATTGAGATGAATTAATAGTTAGTTCAAATTCTCCATATGATTGAAACCGTTCGGTCCAAATTAAAGATTCAAATCTATCAATAACTTCAGTCCGTCTTAGATTATCATCTAAAATATAAACATCCATTATAGTCCTCCAAACCTATTATAGTAACTGATAGTATATGGAATATTATTAGTCGAACAATTTACTCTAATTCGATTAATTCCAGGATTTAGTTTAATCCAACTAGACGTGGGATCCATAGCCCAAAGAATAGACGACAATACGCCACTTCTATTAATTCTTATATATTTATCACCTGGGTTTGTACTTATAGTTATAGTATTTCCAGAAAGAATTGGTTCAGCTAAAGATTCAAATAGAATTTTTGTTACTGTACCATCTGGCAAAGTATTTTGAAGACTGAATTCTGATATTGTTGTTTGTGGTGTAAAAGAAAATATAAACCCGGAATCCACATCGCCATCATAATCAAATTCTTGATCTGTATTGTTATTTGTAGTTAAACCTTCAAAAGTGAGTTCTGTATCGGAATAAAAATCGGGATCAAAACACAATACAGAGATAGTTGCTTCTGGTTCTTTAACGAAAAGAGGAGACTCAAACGACTCTATCTTTCCCTCAATAGTAAAAACCTCAAGACTATCGCGTACAAATTTAATTTTGACATCATCTTTTGGCATAAAATAAGAATAAAGAGTCTTTCTTAGATCTTGCACCGTATTCCCAACAGACGATTCAATTCCCAGTTTAATAATTAGATTTCGCATTTCTCGTCTACTTGCTTGATATTGTGCACCATCAATATGTGAAAAATTAGATGTTACAATATTAGCCTTAACTGGATCTAGTCCCTGTATATCTTTAATTTTGTAGTTTGTTGCATCGTAAATAGGAAGAGTCAACACTCTACCATCTTTTTTTTTAATTTGAATTTGATTCAACATTGTGTTGACTCCTCCTATTATACATTTATGCTAAAGAAAAAACTCCCTTAGCTGCTGAGATTTGATTTCTCGTTTGTCTATAAATCTCTGTCGCGGACAACGCTTTTGGAGAGTTATTATTTTGAACAAACGATATAGTAGTATCTCCGGTTTGAACGGTTGGTTCTTGCGTTACTTGTGAACTTTCTTTTGCTGCACGTTGCTCTATGGAAATAGAGGTAGCTTTAGCATAAGCTGAATCTAAAGAAAGATCCGAAGTTGCCAGCATAGAATTTATCGATGATGTCTTCTTCTTAATATCAGATAAATCAAGAACGGGTCTAATTGTGGGTTCCATATCCATATTCGACAAAGTAATATCAGATATGCTACGTAGTGACTTATTTAGACCATCAATGGCTGTTTCACCCATTTTCTTAGTTGATTCGCCTACAGTCTTTGTTCCGTCTTCTACACCATTAACTAGGCCCTGTACTACGTATTCACCAATCTTATAGAATTCCTTAGAAGGTGATTTAATACCAAGTGCATTTTTAGCAGCAGTAATAAGAGCGTCACCCAAAGTTTGACCTGCATAAGCAATATCTGCTCCACCTTGTTTAACGGCTGCCGCAATACCATCAATAATAGCTCTAAATAGTTTACTACCAGCTTCTACAAATTTAGCAGTATTGTTTTTAATACCTTTAGCAATACCATCAATAAACGCAATAACAAGTTTAATACCTGAATCTATAATCTTAGGAAGTTGCTTAGCAAGTCCATTTAACAGTGCGACAATAATGTCGGCAGCCTTAGCAATTACATCAGGTAGTTTCTTAGCTATACCGTCCAATAGATTAATTATAATATTTAGTCCAAGAGCAAGGAACTTAGGAAGATTATCATCGATAGCCTTCAGTATAGATCCAACTAGTGTAATAACGGTCTTAATAAGCAGTGGCGTCATCTCAATAATAGTAACCAATATAGCAGTTAATATAGCCTTAAATGCATCAATAAATGCTACAGTAGAATTACTAATAACCTTTAGAATATTAATTATTCCTTCGCCAACCTTCATCATAAGTAACGGTATTAGGTTTATTAGTGCCGTCGCCATAGCAACTAGAGTGGCTGTGCCAATCACAGCAGAAGCGCCTAAAGCAACTAATGCTGCTGACAATAACATTACGCCAGCACCAGCCATCAATGTGCCAGCACCCACCATAAGGGCAGCTACACCAAGTCCAATAAGACCCGGTAATGCTCCAGTTAGTAGATAACCAGCAGCTGTGATAATAGCTAGTGAGGCAGCTAGCATTACTAAGCCGCGTCCAATCTCATCCCAAGACATTCCGCCAAGGGTTGTTAAAACTGGCGCAAGTATAGCTAATGCTCCCGCAGCAACAATAAGTGCTGCTGCCCCAGGTAATGCACCAGACATAAGATATAAAGCCGCTACTAAAATGGCCAAAGAACCGGCCAAAACTGTCAAACCTCTACCTATTTCATCCCAAGTCATACCACCAATAGTGTCCAGTGCTTTGGCCATAATAGTCAAAGCTTCTGCTACAATAACTAAACCTATAGCTGTTAATATCATATTTGATGGCATTAGACGCATTGCGCCAGCTATAATTATCAGTGTCGCAGACATACCAACTAAACCGCGAATTAAATTATCCCAAGAAATACCACCAAAGTCCGATATTGCGCTTGCAAAGATCTTGATAGATGATGCGACTAATATAAGTCCAATACCTAAACCAATCATAGAACTACCATTGGCTGTTACTTTACCAAATACAGTTAGAAGCATAAGAACGCCAGCTAAAGCACTAATACCTTGAATAAGTTTAGCGGTTTCAAGGTTTGCAAAATCAGTTACTGCGCTAGCTAGAATCTTAATTGCAGTAGCTAAAAGGATTAGACTTACGCCGTTAGCAATAGCACCTTTAGATGCGCTTGCAAATTTATTAAATATAGCTATTTCTGTTAGAATTACACCAACGCTAACTAAGCCCTTAACTGTATCTTCCCAAGAAAGTTTAGATAAATCAGACATGGCACTAGCTAGAATCTTAATGGCTATAGCAAGAGATATCATTGCTATAGATGCCCCAAACATACCTTTAAGTTTAGAACCCATTGTTTGACTAACGGCAACTATGCCAAATAATAAACCAGTTACGCCAAGTAGGCCCTTAAGTAGTTCTTCCCAACTCAACTTAGATAATCTAATTACTGAAGTGGTTAAAATCCCAATAGCAGTAGCTAAAATAACAAGACTGGCAGCAATAACCGGCATTTTCGCTATACCCTTTGCACTGGCTATTTTTGTAAATGCGCCCAATGCAAGAAATAGTTGTGTCATCATAACGGTCATAGCGGTTAGCGCAGGAGTTAACTTAGCAGGATCTACAAGAGTTAATGCTATTATTGAAGCGGTTAATATACCTAATGCTATAGCTATAGTTAGTAGAGTTTTAGCTTTTATTGAGTTAGTAAATGCTTGTAGTGCATCAGTTAATTGATTAAAAATGTTCGTAAATGACTTAACAAAACCGCCATCAAAAACACCAACTACGCCTTTATCAAAAAATGTTTTAAACATAATAACCAACGCACCAAATAAACCACTATCAATAGTAGATAGTATTGAGTTGTAATTTGCGTTAGTGAATGAATTAACAAAGGCCTTACCTAGGTTATTAAATCCATCTGTTACAGCTTTTAGAACAGGTTTTATGAAGGAACCAACTTTTTCAAAGGTTTTCATAACGTCGGTCCATATAGTATTTAATTTAAGACCTATATTACCTAATGGATCAAAGCTTGCTTTTAGACGGTCAGCAATACCGCCAATAGCGTCAGTACTAGGGCCTGATACGGTATCGATTAGTGCACCCAAAGTTAAAAAGAAACTTTTAATAATGGCGATTGGTATCTTAATAATAGCTGCTAGACCAGTAAAGAAAGTATTTAATGCTCCACCAGATTTAATAGCATCATACATTGCATAAATAAAGTCGCCAATTACAGCAGTTATACTAAGAAGCCCAGAAGATCCTTGTGCTGTAAATCCTACAAGATCGAAGAAAGCTTTTCCTACAGCTTTAACAATTTCCCAAACAATTCCAAATATGGCAAAGACACCTCTTAGGGTTCTCTTTAAATTATTAAGTGTTTGTTCTGATGGAGTTATGGCGTCTACAAATTTACTAAATCCCAACGTTAAGTCATAAAGTTGCTTAGAACTTGTTGGTGGAAATATATCAAGAAACGCATCTCCTACAGCTTTAAAGATATTTATAAGATTAGTAAATAACTTGCCTAATGCATCGATAATAACTGATCGACCACCAAGTTCAGCCCAACCTTTAAGTAGGTTATTTCGTGCTTCAGTTGCAGTATCCAGATAGCCTTGAATGGATTGAGTCAACCCTGTCCATAGTTTTTTAGATTGATCTAGATCACCTAATACAATTTGAAAAGTATCGGTCCAGCCAGTACCAACAGCCGCTTTTAGAGTATCCATCATCATGGATAAACTCTTTACGTCTTGCGCAGATGCTTGCGCCTTTGCACCAATCTCAGTTGTCGTATCTCCGTAATCGCCAAGAACTTTTAGAAGAATATCAGTAGTTGCCCATTGGTCACTAAGGCCTCTAGAAAAAAGTTCTGCAGCACTATATGCGTCTTTTGCGCCTTTTGCTGTAGAAGAATAAAGACCGCCGCCGATATTTTTAAGTGTTCCACCGGCAATAGCAGCCTTGATCATTTCGTCTTTCCAACCCTTTGTTGCTATATTAGCAAGGTTTAGAGACTTATAATCCATGGTAGTTAGAAAGCCACCAGCAATAGACTGCGAAAGGTTGTAATATGCAATACCAGCAGCGCCAGCATCTTGACCGGCAAGTGCGGTCATATTTGAAATACCCTTAATTGCAGGAATTGCTTTATCGAGACTAACGCCAGCATTTGTAAACTTAGCAAGCGCACCAGTCATATCTGATAAGTTATAAATGGTTTTATCAGCATATGTATCTAGAGCATCGAAATATGGCTCGATATCTTTAATCGATTTACCAGTTGCTGCCGCAATCGTTTGTACTGAAGTTAGTTTTCGATTGTAATCTTGATAACCTTGAATAATTGGTTGTACAGTTAATGATTTTGCCATTGTCAACCCAGTTTGCACTGCTTGCGCGGCGATATTACCAAGAGCTACAACAGCAGCTGCGCTAAGAGCCGAAAATTTAGAACCGATTGTATCTATACTAGTTGCTAAAGAATCAAACGAGACATTTTTTATATTGTCGCCTAAACCAGTTAGAGATCCTTTTACTGAATCAAAATTTAATTTTTCTTTAAGCGTACCTAAAGATTTAGTTGTTGTAGCGATTCCTTTTTCAAATTGGTCATTACTAAACCGCATTTGCACAATGCGTTCATCAATACTACTCATGCAGACTGCACCACCTTCCATACATCATTTGCTATTTTATCAAAAATTGGTTTCATTGTTGGATTTATAAAATCTTCGCCTTGCACATATCCACCAGTTCCAGTCACGTGTCCATACTGAAGTAGAATTACAACAGGTGTTCCATCTTCTGTCACATGATTATTATTCCAAGAGATGGTCGTATACTGTATCTGTCTAGTAATAGTATACGACCAACTCTCAGCAGATTTACCTGTTTGAGAAGGGGTAGTTGAAGATAGTGCTTTTACACCCTCCGCGGCTAAATTTTCAAGTTGTCTATAGATATTATTCTTAGAAATTTTACTTAGAAATGCTTCTAGTTTATTAAAGTTTCCTTGAGACTCGAATTTTATCATAGATCACTTCCATTTTGAATGTTTTTATCGGTTTTTAATTACTGTTAGGAATTGTTGGTGAAACAAACACATCATTAGTTGCATCATAAGTATCACCAATGGCTGCGTATTTTCCTCGAAAATTAGCGTTATATGAAGTTTGAATCCATACTCCTCCACAGTTATCTATTAGCCATTTGTATCCTTCGTCGCCATTGGGATCATTATTATCACCAACAGTTACACGAAGTACTATGTTATTTTTATCAATTTCTGCCCAATGTGCCATTATGCCGCATACCTCACAATAACTAGACCGCCACTACCAGCACCACTAGCACTAGCAGCCGAACCAGCTGTTCCGCCAGAACCAGAACCAGTATTGGCGGTTGCTGATAGACTGTTTGCATTAAGTCTACCAGCTGTTCCACCACCAGAACCGCCAGCACCAACGGTAGTAGCACCAGAACCACCTCCACCGCCAGCTATATAGCCACCAGTAGTTGCCGTTTGCCAGTTGGTGCTCATTCCGCTAGACATAGCTGCAATCCAGGTTGAAAATACGTTGGTCCCTGTACCGCCAGCACCGCCCGTATTTGTCGTCCCAGCAGTACCTACTGCGCCAGAACCACCACCACCACCGCCGCCACTATTAGTACTAGCTGTGGCACCATTATTACCTAGAAAACTTCCACCGGTTCCCGCGAGTGCTGTTCCTGCAACACCTGCGCCAGATGTACCACCACCAGAACCACCAGAACCACCTGCAACTGCGGAACCACTACCTCCACCTCCACCTTTTGCTATGAAAGTTGTAGAATTTACAGTGGTATCGCTTCCAACAGTACCTATTGTACCGCTTGATCCGGATCCTCCGCCACCGATCACAATGGGCCAGGTTGTACCAGAATTAACAGAGATACTAGACGAATATTGAATACCACCAGCACCTCCACCACCTCGTTGGGCAGTTCCTCCACTGTACCCACCAGAACCACCACCGGCAAGAACCATAATATCAACGGTTCCAGAACCAGAAGTTACTTGAAAAGTTCCATTACTAGTAAACATGCGATATACATAACCGCCAGAAGTTATACTAGAAACGCCACCTGTAGCAGTTATCTTGTTTTTACTATAGGAACCTAAAGTTGCACTTAGAATGCCAGTCATTATGTTAGTCCATTTCCTGAAATTACCCAACTAGTAGCTGTAACTTTTACAGCGGTAGCCATGCCATATGCTGCTAGAGTTCTGGTTCCAGTAGTTCCAGTTCCAGCTAGATACAGGGTGTCTGTGTTAATCGCAATAGAAGTAGATACGGCACCTGGGTTGATGAATACAAAAGTTGTACCAATTTCAAGCGCAGTAGTGCTAGCTGGAATCGTATGTGTCAGTCCAGTCGTTGTTGTGTAAATGTGTTTACCTGCATGAACTGCAGTTAACGAAAGATTCCCAGTTGCAATTACTTGTGGTAGACCCATGAAACCAAACTGAGATGCTGAAGTAGCAGTTACAGCAGTTGGTACGGTAGTACTAGTTGACGTAAGCAGGGTTGCGCTAGAGGGTATTGTAGTTCCATTAACGGAAGTAGTACTGGATAAAGATGCAGGAATATTGCTTGCAGCAAGCGTTGATGATATCCACATAGATGTAGTGCTATCCCACTTTAGAATATCCCCATTAGAAGGCGTAGATGCATTTACATCATGTAGTTCATTAATCTCATAACCATTTTGGACTTTTACAAATATTTCACCATTGTTTGCATTGGAACGCGTAACAACACCAAGGTATACTGAGTGTGCTGGTTTAGCTGGCGGAGCATTAAATACAAAACCGCCAACAGTACTTGACAACCATACAGATTGTCCAACAGTTGCAGTTGCAGTATTTAGACCGCTTAATAGGCCCTCAGTAACAACATACCCAGTTCCATTAATTGCAATATCAGTCTCAATTAGACCCACGGTTTTGGAGGATGTTATTTCAGTATCTGCGTCTGCTCGAGAAAATGTAATATTTGTTCCGTCTGAACCAGTAATATAAATAACAGTTCCTGCGGTTGCGATAGTTCCAGTAGTATTCTTAACTAGATATTTCACAGCAGGCGTAACATTATCAGCCCAAGAAGTATCATAGTCAGTAGTAGTATCTTTAACTAGGATTTGTCCAGAAATACCTCCAGAGGGAATACCAATACCTGCGGGTCCTTGCATTGTCCCTGCATCGATCCAGGTAGTACCATTCCATACATAAATATGCGAGTTTTCATCTACAATATATGCATCATTAGTGGAATTACCAGATGTTGGTAAATTAGTAATAAGACTTACAGAACCTTTGATGGTTAATGTTCCACCTTGTGGACCTTCAGGCCCTCTAACGTTTCCTGCGTTAATTGTATTTCCATCAAAGCGCGATAGAATCAAGTTATCATTTACAATTTCTCCGTCAACAATTGACTGATTTTCAATTTGCAGCATTCTGTATGCTGTTAATCCTGTAATAGTAGCCATGTTATCTCCTTAGTTAGAAACTGCTAATTTCGTAGGTGTATTGATCGATCATTTCCGCACTTGGTGAAGTGATTTCGAATTGAGTCGAACTTATCATTTCGATTAGTTGGTCAGAGCCAACTGCGGTCCATGTTCCATCACCATTATCTATGATTTCAAGTGTTACACCATATGCAAATAGGGTTAATAGTTCGGTGATGGTTGGAAGTCTTGGAGCATTTATTTCGTCTCCATAAATGATGGTTTCTAAAAAGTAAAGTATATTTGAACTTACCTTTGTTGAATCGATTATGAAGTGTGAACTGGGACTGAACCCTGTGATCAATGAAGGAATGGTATTAATATCCCAACTAAATACATTAGGTTCTTCAACGCTAGTGATTGTATTATTTGCTTGCTCGGAAGGCGACGCAGTCGCGTTATATACTAGATGGATTTTGTATGCATAATCGGATCCATTTAAGTCATTACCAACACGCGTCCTATAACTAATACCAAAAGTTTTTTTACTTTGTTGGGTTACATATAAACCGTTTTTGATGTATTCCGTTCCATCACACTGATCAAATTCTTCTGGACTAAAATATGCTTCAATAGTAGCTGCATATTCTTCAGTAGTTGACGTATTTAAATATTTAATACCGTCAAAATAATAAGGCGTGTTGGTTACGCCCGAAGGCTTTTCTTTAATTGAAACTAGACCATTCCATGGAACACCAGGGACATTTTCGCCATTTACATACAATACGCCACGATCGACGCCTGTTTCATAATATCTAGTTCCAACACTATTCCAATTAATTCTAGTCATGCGTCACCTTCTAACCTTTAGTATTTAATTCGGCTTTTCGTGCTTCGTTTAATGCTCTATTTCGAGCATTTAATTCTTGTCTTCCCATTTTTTTAGTTGGGGCGTTTTTTTGATTGCAAACTTTAATTAATGTCAACAATCTGTTTAAATGCCATAGTTGGCATTCAAAGGGGATATTCAATGAGATCATCCAATAATAAATTATTTCTGAAGTTATTACTTCTCTACTTGCTGGTCTGCCAGATTGCGTAATAGTATCATTAAACCACGTGGCTGACATTTTTGCATCGATGTAGGTGCTTATTTCTTTTATGTTATCGCTAGACATTCTAAAATATATTTCTGGAGAAACTTCTTTGGGCAAAGTCATGCATTTGATGTAGTCTAGTGTTTCGTCATCTGTTTTTTCTTTATCACTAAGAAAAGGTTTCTCCCATTTTGACTCCCATTTTGAAAGGGAGACCAGGGAATGTTCTAAGTTTAAAATAACTTCATCAGTTGAGATAAACTCTTGAGAAGTTTCATCGAATAATTCGATTGATTTTATTGTAATGGAGAGCATTCCCTGGTTCCTTTCTATGACTGCACTAGAAAGTGAACAGCCAATCGTTGTCCGACACAGCAGGGAACTTGTATCCCTTGTTTGCTGATGCGGTAACAACAGTGTTCGCCGTGATGGTTACGGTGCCAGTCTTGACAACGCCGCCGATCTTGTAGGTTACACCGGTTACGGTCGGAATAGTGATGACCTTAGAGGTCGAGTTGTATGATGGAGCAGTAGGAACTGCTTCGATTAGACCATCGGCAAAGATGTCAAGAACATCTCCAGGTAGTGGTAGCACTGGGTTCACGCCAACAGTACCATAAATTAGTGCTTCGAGGTCAGCTAGTGCCGTGGCATCTACCTTGGTCGAGTCAATTGTCAACTTTGCAGTTGGCTTAAGGTCTGGAACTGCAACTGGGGTAGTCGTAACATCCCAACTGAAGGTCAATGCCTCAGGCGAGTCGTTAACGGTAGCATAAGCCTTTTCCGAAGGTGCAGCGAGTGCGCCATAGATAAGGTGAAGCTTGTAACCGTAGTCAGCGCCTGCAATATCGTTACCAAGCTTAGTGCGGTAGGCAAAGCCGAAGGTCTTTCGAGTCTGCTGACCAACCGAAACACCAACCGAAGGAGTTGCAGTGCCATCGCACTGTGCAAACTCATCAGGATAGGTAAATGCTTCGATAGTTGCACCGAATTCCTCAGTAGAAATAAGGTTTAGGTACTTAATGTTGTCTGCGTACTGAGGGTTTGCCTCTGCACCAGTAGGGGACTCAGTAACAGCGGTAAGGCCGTTCCAAGCTACACCACCAGTATAAGCGCCCAGTGAATCCTGGATATACAAGACTCCGCGGTCAACGCCAGTCTCGTAAAAACGCTTACCGGTTTCATCCCAAGTAAGTTGTGTCATGTTATTTACCTTTCTTAAAAGTAAAGATTGTAGATATAATGATTCAATCCATTAACTGTCATATTTCTATCAAATATACACAGTGGTAGGAGAGCTATTTTGTCTGGAATTACTGAATCAGGATTCCTATCGACAATTGTTACAGAATATCTTTTTGTATGATTATATGGTTTGTTATCTGCAAAATTAGTTTTATCATTGTTTCTTTTGTAAATAATACAAGGATAATCCATTTTTAGTGTTTCTGGTGGCTGAAAATATACATGTCCAGTACCTAGAATATTCTCAAGCAGAGTTTGTAGTTCAAGGCGTGTTCCCATTATAGACACCTCCTAGCTTCAAGATAAGGCGAGGACTCTTTACTTCCACATCTGTGATTTTCCAAAGAGTCCCCGCCCACTTGACATATCTAATGGCAAAAAAATGCTCATTAGCATATGCGTCTGCTACGATAGAAATAGAATTACTAACGTTGATGTTAGAATTCAAATTTTCACCATCGCTGAGTTGTCTGGTGTTGCGAAGGACGTCGCCATAGTACGAATACTCAGTAACGACGTCCTCCCAAACTCCAGGGGCTGTTTCTACAGATTCACCATATCCGATTTCACCATAGAATTTAGCCATTTCACTCCTGACTAAGCGTTACGGGTGAATACCCAGTCAGCGTCAGTGTTGTGAGGGAACGAGTAACCAGTAGCAGCAACTGCTACGATCTCAATGCTCGCACCGGCTGCAATTGCAGTCTGTGCACCCGAGCTTAGAGTTGCGAGGGTATCGCCGTTCTTGTAAACAACACCAGTCTGGTTAGGAATGGTTACAACACCAGTGGTGGTGTTGAAGGTTGGGATCTGAGGAGTAACCGAAGTACTACCGGTCTCACGAGTAATAACAAGTGCAGACTTAGGCTTGGTTAGAGTTCCAGACATACGACCTTCAATTAGGTACTTGTACTGGTTGTAGTCGATGTCGAAGTCGTCAAACATCGATACGTTTCCACCATTATCCGCACCAACAGTGTAGTCAGCTAGGTTAACAATGATACCGATTAGGTCTGGAACAGTCTCCATAACCTCAACAGCAACGATAGAGCTTACGCGAAGAGCCGAAGCAAGTTCCTGCTCAGTAGCGTAAAGACGACGACCCATCTTGTCCTTGATAAGGATTAGATCGGTTAGAATCGACTCAGTGGTGTAGAATACTGGGGTTCCAGTACCCTTGTACGCGGTACGTGCACGTAGAATTGCTTCTACGATTGCGTCACCACTTAGGTTAGCTGCAACCGATACAGGGTGTGCATAGAATGCATCATCCCAAGCGATTGGACGAATGTTAGACTCGTTGATCTTGTCTTCGCTGTCAACCTCACGGCCATCACCAATAAGGATTGCGCGTGCAATTTCCTCATCTAGCATTAGACGCATTTCAGCCTTTAGCCAAGAAACAACATCTAGGTCAGTGATGTCAATCATGTCATCACGGTCTAGCTTCTGCTTCTTATAAATGGTGGTAGGGGTAGTAACTCGACGCGAAACTGCGAAGAATTCTTCCTTCTTAAGGTTGCCCTTGATGTAACCCTTAGCACGAGCTTCATCGGCAGTGATATCCGCAGACATCGACTTGATACGCGAGAATGGTGACTTACGTACACCGTTGATAACGCTAGCAACCCAGTCAGTACGACGCTTTACGAAGTCTGGGGTATTCGTGATGTTCTTTGCATCTGGGAACAAGAAATCGATGTTCTCGATTCCATAAGTTACGGTGTGTGCAAGGAAAGCTTCCTTGAACGAACCGGTCTTCTGAGCATCAGCAATGATAGACTGAAGATCAGAGTGAGAAAGCGTAGCCTTCTCGTTAGCCGAGCTGTTCTGCTCGAAGACGTTGCGGGTCATAGTTGAACCTTCCTGGTCATGTTTGATAATTTCGTCATTTTCTTCTTCGTCGGACTGGGCCATTGAGTCAGAACCTGACTGGTTTAGAGCTTCGCCGATCATAAAATAAACGACGTTTTGCTGTTCTTCAGACATGCTGTCGAATACATCCTTGACAGTCATTTCTGGAGCAGCAGCAGCATGTTCAACTACAGCATCGGCTGCAGCTTTGGTTTCTGCCACGTTTTCTCCTTCGTTAGGTTTGATATCCTGGTGCTCAAGATTGAGTCCAGTATAGATAATTGCTTCGTCCTCGAGTTCAGTGTAAGAATCGTTATGTGCGAGATTTACATTGTCGATAAACGCACCGGGATTAGCTCCAGCGAGAACAAGGCTTACTTCCTTGATCGCACCGTGCAAAACATCGGCACCTTTTTGGACTAGTTTATTTGCGTAGATTGAGAGTGCCTCGATATCGCCGTGCTTAACGAGACCCTTAGCGATTGCAGCCTGAGGCTGGTCGTTAAAGAATCCATAAGCATAGACTCCATCTTCGCGATTCTCAAGATATGCGTGTCCTAGGACGTTTTCAGGATCATTGTGCATGTGCTGCCAAACAAGAGGTACTTTCATACCATCCTGTTCTTTAAATGCATGCGCAAGAATCGTTCGACCATCAGAACAACGCAAACCAGCTTTTGATGCGTAACCACTAAAGTCAGCTGCTTCCATTTTGAAGTCCTTTCTCTGCTAGTGGTGGTTGTGTTTGTTGATTTGGATCTGGAACATTGCTATTCCTAAGTTCATCGGCTTTTGGATCTGTCGATGGCTTAAATCCAATAATTGAACGAATTTCGTTTGAGGACAGAATTTCGTTTCGAGTGAACTTGTCTGCAATTTCAGCGATTGATCCGACAGGAACGAGTTCGAATGGATCCCTAAAGAATTCAATCGACTGATACTGAGATCTAGCAGTTTTGGACAAGAACGTTCTCTTCATACCTTGAGTAATTGCTACAAGAATTGGCTTGATTGTTCGACTATGATAATTAAGCATTGTCTTTTCATCAGCAGTTCCAGCAATTACTTCTTCTGTTAGACCTAACTGGCCATACAGCATGTTCGTAAGGTATTCTACCTGCTTAAGAAGGTTGTTCTCGGCAGGTCTATTAAGTTGTGTGATCTTTTCAGTGCCATCAGTATAAGCAATGCCATACTGGGACCCTTTTAACTGTAGCTCAATGTCTTTACGACGAGCATCAGCCTGTTGCTTTCTTGCTTCGGACTTAATAACATAAGGTAACTGAATAATCAAATCAAGTTTTCCGGAACTAGATTGTTCATCTACAGAGTCTAACATATTTAGTTTTCTAATAAGACGCTGTAGTGTGGAGTTTGGTTCATTCATTACAGAATAAAGTGGATTCTCAATAATTGATACTAGAGATTTTGGAAGAACTATGTCTTCCTTCTTTCCCGTATTATCATTATATACTCGAACTCCAACATGTTTTGGATACCACATAATGATTTCTCCAACTCGAATAGACTTTATGTCATATCCGGCAGAGTTAATTGGATTGATCGAAGTTTCTACTGGTACTAAAGCAATTGTACCTTTATCTAGCAACGACATAGCTATATCTTGTTTAAATGCTTGCGCTGACTGATCAATATTAGCTTCAAGAGTTAAACAAGTATTAAGACCGCTATCAATGCTAGAAATGAAACGATTATTTTCATCTATTCTAACATGACGAATGTCTACTGACGAAACGTCAATACCAATTCTTGTATATATAGAAGAAATAATAGAACGTTCATTAGAACTATTTAATCGTGTTCTATCCGGTCTAAGTCCGTAACTTCCACCAACATCAAGATACGATAGTTGTTTTTGAGATTGATCGTTTGTGAATGCGTTCCATGCATGTCGCAATCGACCGCCAAAAGATGTTGGCATATGTCACATCCTTTCTTTTTAATTTTCTAGTTGGTCTGGAACTTCTTCCATCTCAATTATATTATTGAGTGGATGATCGTGCGATGTGTCACAGTCGGCGCAGTAACCGCCGATACCATAAATAATGTTCAGGGCCATTACGCCACCTTCAATCTGACCATGCCGTAGCCGCAAGCCAAAGGAGTGTTTTGTTGCGATAGCGTGCCAACCGTTGAGGGCAAAGTACCTGTCACATTCGATTGCGAAAAACCAAGGTTTACAGGAATCGTTAGAAGGGCCATTGCTGGCAAAGTCAGCGTTGGTTGTGAGATGTAACTTACCGAAGCGGGCGCAACCGTTTGGGGAACTAAAGCCAAGCAATAGTTACCTGCCACTAAAGTCTGGCTAATGGTTATTTGTTTAGCCCCACCAGTTGCGCCGCTGACTGTTCCAGCGTCAAGAACCAAAGTAGTTGGTGTGCCATTAGCGTCTGCGTTGTAGATACCAAGTCGTACTAACGCCGATGCTGTGCCAGTTCCAACGTTGATTCCAATAGCAGAAAAAGTTGTTGAAGCGGTCAGAATAAACGGGGATAACAGCAGGTTATTCAAACCGTTCATGGCCCCGTTTGCGTTAGAAAATGTGGCGCAGTTGGTGATCCAGTAGTTTGAACGAGCTGGAAAAATAGTTGAACCGCTGCCTGTACCTGCTAGACCAGTATCACCTTGCGGACCTTGAGGGCCGGTTAGACCAGTATCACCTTGTGGACCTTGAGGACCGGTTAGACCAGTATCACCTTGTGGACCTTGAGGACCGGTTAGACCAGTATCACCTTGAGGACCTTGAGGGCCGGTTAGACCAGTATCACCTTGTGGACCTTGAGGACCGGTTA